GAAGCCTCCGCCGTACCGCTACCAGCTGGCTGGTACTGTTTAGAGGAGAACTCTCCTACTCCCTCAAAGATCAGGCTATCCGCTGTCTGGGCTAAATCCAGGGCCGTATATGCGCTGGCCAGACGCTTACAGATGAGGCGAGAGCTGGAGCTTGCAGCTGTAGATTTGGAGATCAGCGCGATTACAAACGCTGAATCTGCCCAGACTACGCGCGGCCGGATGCCTCCGGCGGCGCTGGCTGAAGAGGGAACCCCATCCCCATCTGAGAATTGGACCTGCTCAAAGTAAGCGCCCTGCCTGGAGGAGGCCCATTGAATCAGGCGATTGTTTATGTAGACGCTGGCTCCGGAGTTATCCAGCGCCTCTCCCATCAGACAGATGTTCTCCGTAATGGGGTTGTAGGCTCCAGATAGCTCCCCTGGGCTAAATCCAGTAGACGGATCGATATCGAGGGAGGAGGCCAGCGCCGCCGGAGAGTGAATCTCCCAGGACTGGCCCTGATCTGTTGATCGGTAAACCCTGATCTGAGCCGTAGCGCCGCCCTCGTTATTTTTCCATTGGGCCAGAAGTACCAGATCCGAGCGGATCGAAATCAGACAGGGATAGCGCCGCCCCTCTCCGCCTAAGCCCGTAGCTACTACATGCTGAAGGTTCGTCCAGACGCGAGATCCGGCCGGTCTGCGTTCTACGATCGTTCTGTAGTTAGAAGACCCTAAATCCTGTTCATATGCTACCAAAACGCTCCCATCTGGGAGAGTACAGATATCAGAGACGTATCGGGCAGTAGTACCAGAATCAAACTGGAGCAGGCCTCCAGCTACCAGGACTGTAGGAGGCTCCTGGCCTCGATAGGTAGCGTCTCCGCTCCGCCTCCAGACGTAGCCAGCTCCGAGCCCAGGATCTCCGGCGGTCCCTGCTCTAATGATCTGGAGCTCCAGCGCCGATCCGGCGATCTGATCTCCGCTGGTATCGAGTACCAGATCGCCGCTGTTAGAGGCGTCCGGCTCCGCCAGACCTACATATGCGCCAGCCTGGGTATAGTTAGACGTATCAGCGGCCCCAGCGCCGGTAACGGTCCCAGGCGTCTCCAGGTAGGAGGTAGAGACGCGCGGATCTGGGACGCCGATCCCTGAATAGGTAGGCTGTGATTTGTCTACTCCAGGCATCCTCTCTCCATCTGCGCACGCGTGCGCAATTTAGCGCCTGCGTCTATGGCCGGCTCTATCTCTCCGGATCTGAACATTACCTACAACGCCTCCAGCTACTCCGGCAAGGGCGGCCGCGCTCGCGAATGCGGCCGCCTGCGGAAACTGGAGGGCCGCTGCGGCTACTGCGGCGCGTCTCAGGTACAGCTGGCCTACCTCAGCCAGAACAGCGGTAGCGCCGCCCCTGGTAGCCTCTCCCAGCGCCGCCTGTAGGCTGATCTCCTGATCGACTAATGCCGCTCCGAATTTGGAGCCAATGTCTACCAGTTGATCTCCGTAGCGCTCATATTCGGCCGCCCTGGCCTCCAGGGCGCGCGCCTGCTCCTGGGCTAACTGTTCCTGATGTTTTCTCTCATCCTCAAGTTCCTTTTGACGCCTGGCCGCTTCAGCTTCCAGGCGCTGGCGCTTGCGCGCGTCCTCAGCCTTAAAGCGCTCGATTCTGGCCCGCTCCTCTCTCTCCTCCCTGGCTGCATTCGCCGCGCTTTCCCTGGAGGCCTTAGCCGCCGCCCTGGCCGCCTCCTCAGAGGCGCGCGCAGCGTCTGCGGCATCTCTCCGCGATCTGATTTCGTTATAGTTCTGGTTAATCAGCTCAATTTTTGCGGCCGCCTCTTCATTCAGCGCTTCTACCGATGCTCTGGCCGCTGGGAGATCCTGATCCCTGATCTGGGATACCCTCTGGATAGCGGCTGAGAGTTCAGCCTGATCTAAGCGGCCGGAGTCGATCTGCGCTTGTAGCTCCTGCTTCTGCACTTCCAGCGCCGCCTGGCGCGCGCCGATCTCCAGCTGCTTTACGCGCGCGCTCTCTCTCGCATTCTCGATCGCCTTCTGTTGTTGGAGATCGAGGGAGGAGAGCTCTCCAGCCTCCTGGAGTAGTAGGATCCTGGAGTCCTCTACTCCGGCATTGAATGCGTTCCACGCCTTAGCGGCCGCCTGGACGCGCTCCGGAGAAAGGCTCTGGTAGGTACCATCCAGGGCCGCCTGGAGGCGCTCTGCCGATTGCCTGGAGTCATATAGGACTGTTTCCAGCTCAGAGAATGCGGCAACGCCTACAGCCAGGGCCAGACCTAACGGGCCAGTCAGGGCGGCCGCTAAACCCTTCACAGCCTGCGTAACGAGCCCCATATTTGACTGGACTACCTGAAGACCCTGTTGAACAAATACCTGAGCGGGCGGAGTACCAGCGGACAGCTGAGAGGCTACGTCTGGAAGCTGGAGAGCCAGGGACTGGACAGCCTGGCCCGCTTGACTGGATGATTTGGCTACGCTCTCCGTAGCCCTGGAGAATCCGGCGGCGCCCTTAACAGCGGAGGCCTGAGCCTTAGAAGCAGCGCGGATCGATTTGTTGAGTTCGCTTACAGCCTTGCGCGCTTCAGCCGCTGTAATGTCTGGGATCTCAGCCAATTTACGGCGGAGATCCCCGATCTCCGCTGTATAAGTCAACTGGATATTATCTGCGCTCGCCATAGTCAGCGCCTCCCCTGGGCCAGAGCTACCAGATCGCGTCTGAGAGTCTCAGTTAGCGTCTGGCCCGCTTTCTTGCCTGGTTTACGTACCAGCTCCAGCCAGGCTCTCCGGCCAGCCAGGCGCGCCGTAGGAGCCCCCTGGCCGTGCTTCCTGGTAAGGCGCCGCCTCCAGTATTGCCTGATAGCCTCTCTGGCCGCCGGAGAGTCTCCGCGCGCGGCTACCCTATCCGCCTCAGCGTCCAGGCTATCCTGAGTCCGGACGCTCCAGCGGATCTTATACGCGTAGGAGCCCCAGCGGTTTCTGGCATCGTTTAACAGTACGTTCTGAATACGGATCTCAGATAGCCGGAGCTCTCTACGGAATGAGCGGCGGCTAAGGCCTGTCCGGACAGGCCAGGAGGCTACTGCGGCCGCCTCGATCTCATCCAGGATCTGATCTGTCTCCTGGATAAACGAGCTGGCCGCTCCCTCTGACGTTCTGTCCAGTAGGCGGATTAGCTGATCCTGATCTACCTCGATCGAGGCTACGCCAGATCGGTAGGTTTCTGGCATTAGCTCTCCCTGATTCTAAGCCGAAGATCCGCCAGATACAGCGCTTGCGCTCCGGAGTCCAGGGAGCTCCACCATTCCAGATCCTGGCCGTACTCCCTACAGATCCGGAGAGCGTTTCGCATTAATCCTCCGCCGCCTCCGGCGGATCGGAGAAATTTACAGCGGTCAAGACCTCTTCTTCTTTGATTAGAGACTGAATGGCCCAGGTATAGGCGGCGGAGGCGGCTACGATCGTCTCATTCAGATCGGCTCCAGCCTCGATCAGCTGATCAAATGCGGAATGTCCCAGGGACTCCAGGGACTGGCCTACCCTCCAGGGGCGCGGGCGCGGGCGCGCTGGCCAGGCTACGGACTCCGGCCAACAAATCAGGAGCGCCGCTGCTCCCAGGGCCATGATGATCCCTGAGCCATTCAGCGCCGCCTCATCCCTGGAGAGAGAGAGCGCGGCCAGCGCCCCAGGGCGCTCCAGCTGGACCTGGAGGCCAGCCAGGGTAACGGTAGGCGCTTCCATCATCGGCTACTGATGTAGGCCTTAGCGTTGTAATTCAGCGGCCCAACAATCTGGAACGAAAGAGAGATCGTGGAAGGGCTACCCTCCTGGAGCTCCCAGCTCGTGAGGATCAGATCATCCATCGTGATGGCCCGCGCTTCAGCCCCATAATCAAAGCTGAAATCTCCATCATTGGCCGGATAGTCTCCCAGATCGGCCAGGGTAGAGGTAAAGCCGATCGTCAAGCCCATAGCCAGATCATGAAACCCTTGATTGTTACCTTCAACCTGGCCGGAGACAGAGAGGGTAGGGTAAACCCGCTGCCCTTTCCGAACGCCAGACGTAGCGCCCCTGGACTGATAGACCTCCGCCTCTCGCCCATCCGGAACCAAGCCAGAAACCTGGAGATCTCCATTACTGAGAGCCAGGGAGGCGCTGTTACTGTTGTCATCAGTCAGGGTAAAGACCCCATCAGTAAAGTTTGCAACGATCGCAGACATGGAACCTCCTAAGCATTAGCCCCAATGAGCCAGATTTTATACTCAGCTGGAGCGGCGCTGGTATTTTCGTGAATGTGGAACTGAGAGTTAGAGCTAACGTCCAGGCCTACAGCGCCAAAATCTACAGCTACAGACTGGCCAGCGCTCAGGATCACAGCGTCTCCATTTGCGTTGAAAAATGGGATCGCATTCGATGCATGGCCCTCCCAGCGGATTTCGCCGGAGATGCAGCGGATCAGGATGCCCTTAAGCTCTCCCAGGTCCAGATCCTGTCCGTAAATGTCCGTTAATTGTCCGGCCGCCTTCAGGTTGTACAGATCTCCGCCTCCAGCGGCCAGATCGGAGCTCCGGAGATAGACCCGATCAACCTGGCCGGACTGTTGGCCATTAATCCAGCGGCGGCCGCCGGCTCCATTCCCAAGGTTATGATCTACCGCTCCAGTATGGGGCTCGGAGGCCTCTAACTTAGCGGCCGCAGCGATGATTAGCAGCGCTGAGAGCTCAGTAGCCATTACCGATCCCTGGGAAGATGCAGCTTAAAGGTAAGTGTGATCAGGAGCCATTCTGAGCCAGTAGCCTCGATATCATAGGCTACCTGGAGGGCCCTTACCCGCCCTGGCCACGTTCTGGCGGATAGGATTACCTCCGCTGCATCCCTGGCCGCAGCATGGGCGCGCCCCATGCTAACTGCATCATCATCTGCGGTATGACGCGCCGCGAATACAAGTTGAGATCGATGCTCTATCGAGCTTCGCAGGAACTCAGCGGAGCCCAGATCAAGCCATGCCTCTAAATGTGCATAGCCCTCTCTGGTAGCGTCCATCCAACGGCCCTGGCTCCATCCATCGGAATCCAGCGCCGCATAACCGGTAACGTCCAGGGACTGGAGGGAATTGAATAAACCCTCATGTATAGCTGCATAGTATGCAGCGTCTCTAATCAGCGCCATAACGGCCGCCCTGTAGGCGACAGGCGGATCACAGGGGCGCCGCCTCTCCGCTGAGTAGGCGATTCATGATCATAATTGAAACGCAGGCGAGCCTCAGCCGATCGGAGCTCGAATGCGAGATCCTTAGATGCCTGAGCCCAGGAGCTATCGAGGCCTCCAGGGATCGCCTGAACACACAGCTGAAGGGATCGAGTCAGTAGCCAGGAGCGGTAGCCGGTAACCTCTCGAATGGTCCAGGGGCGGCGCCCATCATCCAGGAGGCGCTGGATTAGCTCATAATAGGCCTCATCGATCTGAGGCTGCCAGCCTGTATTATCTCCGCGCTCTCCCTGTTTCTGGGGAATCCGTGATTCCAGCTCCGGACGCCTGGAGTAGAGATCATTGGCGCTAATCAGGTTCGGAGGGACATACTGGCATAGGTAAGCGGTAGTTCTGAACGTTGGATAGGCGGCGCCTCCGAGCGTCAGATCCCAATATACAGTCCAGCCCTCTCCCAGCGTCTCCGTAGTCCCTGGAGATACATCATACTGAGCGATCGATCCGGAGATCGTCACAGCCTGAGCGTCTACCAGATACGTACCGTCTGGACGCTGGACGCTGACTGTCCCTGAATCCGGAGCGATCAGGCCTCCGGCGGCCCCATACCTGACAGGCGCCTGTATGGTCTGCGTAGCGCCGCGCTCCAGGAGGTAGGGAACGGGCCTCCCCCATGCATAGGTCTGTTGGCGGAAAGCCATTAGTCAGCGGCGGCGGAGGCGCTGGGGTTAATCTGGAGCTCCTGAGCGATAGCTACCAGATCTGGAGGCATGTACGCGCCTGGAAGGTGTCCTAGCTGCTCCTTAATGCGCTGGACTGCCTTAGATCCATGGGTACGCCAGAGGGAGCGGATCGAGGCGATCAGAGGTTCAGTAGCCAGGCGGATCTGGACCTCGGAGAGCGCGCCGCCGGAGAGGCGCAATAGCTGAGCCTCCAGCCATTGATCGCGCCCCTCCTGATCGCGCTCCCAATAGATGATATGTCCCAGCGCCTGGGGCCGCTCCCAGGCATCCGCCCAATAGACTACGGAGCGCCCCTGTCCATCCTGGCCAGTGTAGCGGTCCAGATAGGTAGAGTCTGCGACGTTTACCCGATCAGCGCCGAAGGCTACCGCTGGAGTATCATGGGAGATCTCCTGATAGCCCTGGCGCCGCAGCGTCATGATGTAGCCCTCTCCCTGGCTGGCCCTGGGAGCGTTTCCGTTAAGTCCTGGCTCATGCCACGCCTTCGCAGGCATAGGCACGATCCGCCCATTCCTACAGCCCAATTTGGCCGGACTGATCATGTAGGTCCAGGGACCGCGATAACCAGGGAGGCGGAGCGCGCCTCCGGCCAGGGTAGGGCCAGCGGAGCTCCGAGCCAGGGACGGCGTAGCGCCTGACTGGCTCGGAGAGGGCGGAGAGGAGGAGGGAAAGGGCATTCTCTACCTATTCAGATCAGGAGACGTGGCGGATAGCCGCAAACCGGCCAGCCTCCAGGATGCCAACAGCGTTGTAGCTGACAGTCTCGACACGGGTAACGCCGCCGCCAGGGCGGCGCGCCTCCATAGTGTACCAGCCAGCGTCAACGAGCGTCTCAGCCTCCATAGGCAGAGCAACGCGCTGATGTTTACTCAGGATAGCGCCAGGGCCGATCAGGATGCCCAGATCGTCTCCGCCGTCGGTATCGAGCTCAGCGCCCAAATAGAAATCAACGCCCCACTCACTGAACAGGTAAGCGCCGGTATCCATGTTCGACACCATACCCTGAGTGTTCTGGCGGAACTGGACAGCGCCGGAGAGGGCCAGAGCATCGGAGGTAAGGTCTTTAGCGCCCTTCTCAGTAATCAGGGCCAGCGCAGGACCGCCAGAGACGCCCCGATTCTTAAAATCAATCACCCCATCCTGAAGCGCGCTCCAGGTGAGCGCCGTTGCAGTAGTGCCGATCTCATAAGTAGCGGAGGAGGCCAAGGCGCAAACCCTATCAATCCAGTCGTTAAACCAGAGCTTCAGGCCTTCATTAGCCAGCATCGCCACAACGGTAGGAGCGATCTCGCCAGTAAGCAGGCTCTCCTGAAGCGAGCGCGCAAAGTCGCCAACGTCGCGAGCATAAGCGCGGCGCGCCGGAGTAACGGTAGCGCTGTTAGTGGTGCTGAAGTTAGTGGGGCTCGCCTCAGTACCTTCAGCGGTAGCGGCCAGCTTACCCTGGCCCAGAGCGGCCAGCGAGATCGAGACTCCGAGCTCTCCAATCAGAGGGCCCATCATTTCGTCCCGAGAAAGAATATCCATGATCACCGGATGCCCCATGAGGGCGCCGTTCTTCTGGCTCTCATGCAGCGCGATCTGGATAGTGCGACGTGCAACGGCGATGTTCGCATCGCCGATCCCAGCGTTAGAGTACCAAGCTCCAGCGGCCATAATTACCTCTCATCCTCCGTTGCGGTTTCTACTCGTTTTAACGTCCGGCGACGGATGGAGGGAAGTAGCCGATCCCTACCCTGAGAGATCGGCAAATGTCAAGGGATTAACCCTGAAGAGCTCGTAGCCAGTCAGCCATATTATCAGCCTGGGGTAGCTCTCCAGGGCCAGGAGCGCGCGCCTGGGGCGCCCCTGGAGGCGGCCGGACAGCGGAACGCGCCGGAGGCGGAGCCTCCTCCGCTGGGAGATACCCTTTCAGCGTAGCAGGGATCGAGGGCGCCGCCTCCGCCTCTCCGGCCGCATAAGCGGCGCGCGCGCTCATCATCTCAGACCACCATTTAGCAGCGGATTTGCCGCGCTCTCCAGCTGGGGCCGCCTCCCACGCTTGACGCAACGCAGCGCGCCCCAGGGGATCGCGAAAACCCTGATCGACAAGCGCAAGATCCTCCAGGTGTCGAGCCTGGAGCGCCTGAACTTCCTTTGCAGCCGCTTCCCTGAGCTCAGCCAGGGCGGAGGTATGAGAGGTCCGCAGATGCTCTACAGCGGCGCTGATCTCTTCGAGCTCTTTACGGGCCTGATCGCGCTCTCTCCGGACTGCGGCAAATCGATCGTAGGGAATGCGAGCCCTGCGGCCGCCCTCCTCCAGATCCTCCAGATCGCCGCTGTCCTCTCTCCAGAGCGCGCCCTTCAATCGGCGCGCGATCTCATCATAGTTGATCGTATCGCTCACTCTTGACCCTCCTGGTTTTCAGTAGAGGCCAGGGCCGCCTGGACCTCCTCTCCGTAGAGAATCCCATAGGCATCCTCTGGGTAATCATCTCTCTCTACCAGATCCGCCGGTAGTCCATTCAGCGTAGCGGCGGAGCGCCGGAGGATCTCTGAGTCCATACGCCTACAGTCTGGGTAGACAGTCGAAACAAGTTCAGCCAGGGCGCGCGCCTCCGCCTCCGTAGGCGCTCCGCCGGTAGACTCCAAATCAATAGGAAGTCCCAGGGCGGATAGCGTAGACGTTTCATAAAGCCGGATCGCGCGCCCCAGCGCCTCCGGATCATACGCTGGCGCATCTTGCCAGTGAGCTCCTGGCCGCTCCGGATCAACGTCCTCCCAGCTGAGGACAGTCTCTGGACCTGTAGAGATCCCAGACTGGCCGGTATCCGCCTCCGTATCCTGGCCGGAGAGGCGTAGGCCTCTCACATTACGCTGAGGGTGAGAAGCATCATCCACGCCAGAACCCCAGGCAGTCCAGCGAACAGCCGTTATCAACGTCGCCTCTACCAGGTGATTAGTCTGGTATACGTCATCTGGATGCCCCGTAATGACGATCCGATGAAACGGAACCCCATTAGCATACCTCCAGGGGTAGGCGTCTCCATCGTAACGCTCTCCGAGCGCCGCCTCTGTTACGTCTTTATCGCCGTCCAGGACTCGATATGTAGGGCGCTCCAGGTCCGTTAGATCGTAGACCTCAGAAACCGTCCGGAGCTCAGATCCCAGCGTCCGGCGCGCCCTATGCCTGATAATAGTGGGCTCCTGATAAGCATCATCTCCATAAGTGAGATCGAGATCATCAGGTGTAATCACCTTCAGCGCTAACAGCTGTTCCCGTTGGCTCCAGTCAATGAGGACGCCAGCATACCCAGCGCCGATCCGGTAGCGGAGCGCCTGGCTGGAGGCTCGGATCTGCTCCGTAGGCATAGGGCGCCCTCCGGCGGAGGCGTAGCGATCGATCAGGGTCCGCGCGCTGTAGTCTCCCAGCTCCGTAGCCAGGCCAGGATCGAGATCATCCACTAACGGAGGGACGCGATAGGCTCGCATGAATCGAGCTACCCAGGAGGCCAGGAGATTACGCGATAGATCAGGCTTACCCACTACATAGCGCCGATCTCCCAGGCGCTCCGTAATTCGCGCGCCTACATCGGAGGCATGCCTCTGGCGGAGGATACGCACAGCCAGCGCCGCCTGCTCCTCTGGCGTGCGCTGCATTGCTCCAGTCCAATTCCAGATCGATCGATGCATAGATCCTCCGCTTATCGTCGCGTTCCCTCTACCATAGGAACTAAGGCATACCTAACAGAGTCAAGCCCATCCTTAGCAGGATCGCGCGTCGATCCTTGCCAGCGCTCCAGATCCTCTACTACGGCTGAACATCTGGGATGGACGTGAAACCTCGGAGCCTCCGCCGGTAGCATCATTCTATGCATGATTTCGAAACCCTCCCAAGCGCTCCGATCGTATTTCCTGGGAGTCTGCATATAGCGGAGAGGCGAGGGTAGACGTTCGCTCCAGCCTCTCCGATGGATATCGAGCCCCAGCGCTTTAGCGATCGCTGATTTGAGACGATCGTTTGATTTCTGGCCGCCTCTCCGATCCCCATGATGGGCCCGATCTCCTACCCAGAGATCTACGTCTGCGATCGTTAGCCCATTGCGAGCCAGGAGCTCCAGGAGCGCCTGGGCATCCTGCTCAGTTTCCGTCCGGCCGTCTCCCTTGACGTGATCCCATACCCAAGCCTGAGATGAGAGCGAATGGCCAGCGACAACAATCAGCGAGATCCGCTGCGCTCCTGGCTTGCTACCATGATCAATCCCGATCCCTACCCTGGAGCCCTCCGGCGGCGGAGCATCGGAGAGACAGTGCGGGCCCCAGCATTTGAAGTACGCCTCATGCAACCTTGGACGCCTGGAGCGCCCCATTCGCATCTCTGCCTCTACCCCAGATAGTCCAGACTCAAACTGATCGATCTCATCTTGATCCATCCAGGGGAGATCTACCAGGCCTCCCCTGGGAGTCACAGCCTCTAAGCTCAGTTCAGTACGGATCTGGCCAGCCCAGGGCCTGGAGGGATCGTCTACCTGTTCCCATAGGTAGGACAGATCCTCAGCTGTTCCTAAAGTGGGGGTAAACGTCTGGTACATTCTCCCTTGACGCCCCAATAAGCGCGGCCAGAGCTCAGCGTAAACGTCTCCAGGCAAGGGCTCATCAGTGATGACTACATCAGCGCGCGGACCGGCCAGATTCTCCGCTCTGAACGTTCCGCAGCGGAGCTCGCCTCCAGCGCCTGGCCCTCCAACGATATCAAAAACAGCCAAGCGTTGACCCTTTAGACCTCCGCCCTCATACCGGATCGATTCTTTAAACCAGTTTCGATCAAGCCCTTCCCAGAAGTATCTGAGAGTAGAGCCGATCTGGCTCCAGGTATTGCCGCACAAAATGACAGTCTGCGGCCCTGGCCTTTGCCAGTAGAGCTCTCCGGCCAGGGCCCTCCTGGCCAGCTCCGCTATCGCCAGCGATTTACCCAGACCATTCGCACCCCATGCCACAGTGAGGCGATACGGAGACTGAAACAGAGCGCGCTGAGAATCAGTCCAGCGCCGGATCGGCCGCCCCAGGCGCTCCGTTCTCCGCCTCCGCTGATCTGTCAGGAGCGATCGGCGCTGACTCATACGATCTCCAGGCGCGCGCCTGGCCGCCGAAGTCTCAAGTGACCTCGATCGGTAACTTCCAGCGCGTAGCCTCTCCGGCGGAGCCATTCCGAAACATAGACCTCCAGATCCGGATCTGTAGCCTCCCTGGCATCCTCCAGGACTCTCTGGCTCCATTCATCATCCGATAGATCGGCCGGATCAACGTCTCCAGCGCGCGCGGCCGCCTCCCTGAGATCCCATAGCTCAGAATGAGTTGATTTAAGCGCCCTGGCCGCCTGTCCATAGGCTGTAGATCCGGCCGGAGCCTCCTGAAGCGCGCGCCCCAGAATCTCCAGCTGCCAGATCAGAAGCTCCGCCCTGGACATAGCAGCCAGATCAGGGAGCGCGCCTCCTCCGGCCGCCTCCGGCGCTCCGGCGCTGGCCTCCGCCGCAGCGTCTCCAGCTCCGAGCTCTCCAGTCTGCCTCAATTTGGAGCGCTGGAGGCTGATCCGCTGCTTCAGACGCTTGCGCTCCTGGCCCTCGATACCGCTGGCCAGAACATCAACAGCGGCCGCTGGCTCCAGATCGTAGCGTCTGAGCAGATCGCGTATCTGGCGGATCGAGATATCGCGCGATCTGAGCGGCCGATCGCTACTCATGGGTATTTTGGAGCCTGGGAGGGAAGAAAAGCGAGATTACACCCCA